TCCACTGGAGCTGTGACTGGCCCAGGCTACCCGAGAGGGGGCGAACCGCAGTCGACCGTTAGCTACGTACAGCCAGGAGTGATGCACCTCATCCGCGAAACGCATCGAGCTATCAGTGACACGACCACATTACATGGGTATGCTCAGGCTTTGATTAGCATTGGGCTGGCCACTTCTGGGATTCTGTGGGGCATAACCAACCTCGCAGGTCCTAAGTTAGATTTGTTTGAGGCTGTTTCCACTATGTATCAGGCAGCAACCCTTCGGGGAACATACGCAACACGGCGCAGTATGCGTGAGACTGTTCGAGGCCTGAGTGAAGTAGTGGATCATGATAGCATTAACCCGCTAGAGGAAGAGGAGGAATTGTCGATGTGTTTTTCCGACAAATCCAACTCCCTCGGAGGGGTTGGGTTGTCCCGTAGTAAAGACCGCCAGCGCAGATTTGCTTGGCATTTGGCGCAGACTGTCAAGCTTAAAATGGGAACGACTCCCGCCCTCACCGAGGCAAACCGTATGGTCGCTTTGGAGCTTTTGGTTAAGGCGATGGAGTGTAAGGACGTGCGAAAGGTAGAACGCGTACGTTTACTTCAATTAGCGACGCCATTGGTGTTTGTACCAGACAAGCTTGATTTAGAGGTCAAGGCCTTTAGACACAGCTCGTTCGTCCGGGACCGCCTACATGCCATGAAGATGGATGAGGTGGTGCCATTATGGCGGCGTTGGCTATTACGAGAGAGGGAAGGCCTCTCTTGGAGGGCCAAATAGGGGGGCCTACGAAAGGCTTTTGGGGTTAATACCCTTGTCCAAACACCGATCCCGGAGGGGGGGTTGGTGCAGGGCACAGTCTTGAGGTGGACTGAAGAGCCTAGGATGGGAGCCTCAAAGCGGAGAACAGCCCACACGATTACTGGAATCGGGGTGGGATGGGACTACGGGGTCCAAAATAATTCCTATGCAAACATAAGACGGGGGCTGCTGGAGAGAGTTTGTGGTCGAGTGATTGACGGCAAGCTAACCCAGGTACCGCGGCCCCGCAAAGGAGTGTACGATAAGCTTAAGGTGATGGCCAACCAAATCGTTGAGAATATGCCGCCCTGTCGCCGACTGTCCCGACGTGAATTCGTCGAGTTGTACAGCGGCCGTAGGAGGACTGTTTTCGAAAATGCCGTCACCAGCCTAGCAACGAGGCCGGTTTGTATAGCCGATAGCTATTTGTCTACCTTTGTGAAGGGGGAAAAGATTAATTTCACCCTCAAACCAGATCCCGCGTCGCGCGTGATTCAGCCACGATCAGCGCGAATGAATGTTGAATTAGGTCGGTTTGTAAAGTTGTTAGAGAGAGGGATTAAAGATGCGATGGCGAAGCTCTGGGGAGGGCCGACCATAATGAAGGGGTATAATGCTTCCGAAACTGGTGTTGTTATGCACCAGATGTGGAGCGAATTTCGACAGCCAGTCGCCTTACCGATAGATGCGGTTCGGTTTGACCAGCACGTCGATTATGAAACCCTGGAATGGGAGCATTCGGTTTATCTGAAGTGCTTTAAAGGCAAAAACCGTATCGAGCTCGCTCGGCTGTTGTCTTGGCAGATACAAAATAGGGGGTTCGCACGGACCAATGAAGGCAACATTAAGTATACCGTCTTAGGTAGACGAATGTCAGGTGACATGAATACCGGGATGGGAAATTGCTTGATAATGTGTGCTCTCATGCTCCAAATGGTGCGCGAGGCGCGAGTTAAGGCACGCTTAGCTAACAACGGCGATGATTGCGTGTTAATAATGGAACGCCCTGATGTCGAACGCGTTTGTTCGCTATTACCCCGATTCTTTTTGGATCATGGGTTTGTACTCGAGGTTGAGAAGCCGGTCTATGTGTTCGAGCAGATATCATTTTGTCAGACACAGCCGGTGCTTGGGCCAGACGGCACTTACGTTATGGTCCGGGACCCAAGAGTAGCGATTGATAAAGATTTGACCACCCTACTGCCGATGGATAATGAGCAGGACCTCAAGAGGTGGGCATATAATATGGGTATGTGCAATCTTGCATTAGGTCGTGGTATGCCATTGTGGCAAAGCTTGGCCCAATCAATGATAAAGGCCTCACATGGCCTCAAGCGCGCTACCACGCATGAAATGCTCGCCGATAGTGGAATGTTCAGATTGGCCCAGCGAATGAGCAGCGTTACCGCTGAGATTACCCCCGAGACCCGGGTGTCTTTTTGGCGTGCATTCGGCATATTGCCGGACCTACAAGTGGCGTGTGAGAGCCATCTTGACGATTTTCGCTGCCATTTCGCCGTTGAGATAAGCTCACCACTTGTCTCACCGTTATCTAATCTCAAATACCTTTTCTCCAACGATGGTTAAAACCAAGAAGGGCATCACGCTCAAGAAGAATAAAAATAACAATAACAATAAAAACAAAGCCATGGCTAAGATTCCTAAGTCTGTGTCAGTGCAAAATAAGTACTCTCAGTTGTTGAGGGGAGGCTTGGATGCGCACGCAGTTAAGTATTTGGAGCTACTGGGCGATCCGTGTAATGGTGACTTAGTTATGCCACCATACGAGGGGGAGGGAACTGGGCTCATGTTTAGGACTAAGAACATTGTTACGCCTACTGCTGTGGGCAATAACGTGTCCGATTCCTTCATCCAGTTTACCCCTCAATATATTATACAGAACGCTCAGTTTGGCCCGGGGCAGCAATTTGCGCCTGACTCCCGGGCCTCGGTTAGCCCCATTATGTTTGGGGGTTGCGTTACCACTGGCGGGACCATTGCGGCGATATACTCTGACCCAGTTGCCAGTTCCCTGTTTGGATACAGCTATTATAGCAATACATCCTATCAGGGGCTTACTGGTAGCTTTGGCGCCGCAAGGTGCGTTGCGGCATGCATAAAGGTAAAATACACCGGGTCTGAGCTTAATAGGCAAGGCCAGGTTTGGGCCACACTTGGGCCCACCAACATTGCAGCTTCTGTTAATTATGCCGGGGAGGCTTTGGAGCTAGGGAAGACTATTTCTTCCTTTCCACAATCCGACCGGCTCGGGGAGCGAGTTCATGAGTATTTGTGGGTCCCTGGATTTGATGACCAGAAATGGATTTCAACATTCCAGGATACCCCGTACACCTTGTCCACTTCAACCTCCGTGCCGATTGAGTCCGGCAACTCCCTCATCGTAGCAGTGCAAAACGCTTATGCTGGGTCCATTGTTTATGAGGTCAATTGCGTTTGGGAGGTGAATGTTACACCCGCCCAACGATCAGGCCTTGTCGCCAGCCAGAAGGTGCCCGAGACGCGCAACACGTTGAATGACATATTGCGCACAGTAGGCAACATCGGTCGATGGGCGTTAGGCCCGGAGGCCCGTGACATCTACACCACTGGCAGCAAGTTTGTGTCCACGGCCGTGGGCGCTATGTCCCGCGTCGCTATGTTAGCTTTGTAGGCCTATGGCCCGTTTTCCCCCCCCACGTTACGGGGGGGGGCCCAGACTCACGATTAACTGTGAACGGGTGTGCGCACCCGGGCTAGTCGAGCACCCAACGGGTTGAACCGAATCTACGACGGCTGGTAACCTAGACATGGATAGGCGTTCGTTGGGGATAAAAATACACTAGTAAGTAGTTGTAGTTAGTGGCTAGTTGCTGATTGCCGGGGGGCTATACCCGGTGATGGGGTTGAACTCCCTGAACCTCCT